CAAGCCGTTGGAGCCGAACTCGTGCTAATATCGCTTACACCTTATCAGGTGACCCGAATTAGAACGAATCGGCTCAACGCCCGCGCCGTTATCTTGAAAGGCAGAAAAGGGTCGTTCTGAGACGATCATTTGACTTCAAGTCAGTGGACTTTGGCTGAAACGTCAACCCACACCCCAGCAAAAACGAGCCCTTACGCACCAGTAGCGTAGGGGCTTTTCATTTGTGCAGGTCATGTCAAGGTGAGGTGCAAATCTCACCGGCTTCTGGGCGCATCAAGATCGACCCCCACCCCCCCTTATTGCAATGGGGCCCCCGGCCCTCCCTCCCACCCTAGTTTGGGAGGCACGTCCGCACCTACCTGATAGATGGACTTTATCAATGGGACTCCACCATAAAATTTTTTCCAAAAAATTTTTCAAGAAAAGGGGCATGATTAAAAGATGGCAGTCAACGATCACAACACGGCAGTAACATTAGCTGAAAAGCGCGAACAGCTGATCCAGGAGAACCGTCAGCGTACAGCCAACATTCGGGAGCAGGTAACAAAGAAAGGGAGTGATGAGAAGGCTCAAATCCTGAGAGAATTACCTGCAAAACTGTCTGCCACTGTGGAGTCTATTCTGGGGCTACCCCAGCCGATTCCAGAGATTGAAAGGCATTGGTTTGCAGACCCAATCAAGGTCAGGCTCTCACCATGCCAACAGATTAGTATGGCATTTAGTGTGCTCTCTACAATGTCGGAATCGGAACAATACATGGCAGGCGATATGCAATCTCGATCCTATGAAAGCATGTTTCACGCACTGAAGGCGATTTTTCCAACTGAGTTGCCGGATAAGGTGTGCCGGAATGATGTTGTTAAGGTGCTAGAGACAGCAATCTTTAAAGAAAAGATAGTCAAATTGGGCTGGAGAGATATCTACGATTTGATGAAGATACCTGCACCTATGTTATGGGCTACTGATACACGTCTACAGGAAGCCCAGGACTTAGACCTTCTTGTTAGAGTGCTGTACCAAAACCCCCCTATCAGTACGGAAGATTTCTATCAGTGCAAAGAGAGCATGAGTAAGCTGTATCGTTACGTGCACGATGGGTATTTAGACGGGTATTTATGGTGAGAGCGTACTTCATGAAATCTTTTAGGGAAAGGGGTATGATTAAAAAGATGGGGGTAAGTGATTACTCAGCAGAGAGGGGAGATTGATGAAACGAATCATTGTTAAGTTATCTGCTATGGTTGCATGGGTTTGCATTAGTGCCAATGCTGCAGCAGAAATATCTGAAACCACTGAGTTTCATTTTGTGGTGTGCGAGGCCGGATCTTGGCATGGAGACATTCTTGAATACTCTGGGGATGCTTATAAACATATGCAACAAAATAAAAAACAAGGGTATTTTAAATCCGAAAAAGATCGCTACACCTCACCAAATACTATTTACATGATACCTGAAAGTCAGAGTGAGCCTGTTGGTATATATATTTATGGGTCTAAGTCATATCCCGCAGTCATAATAAATAGGTATGATGGACCACTTGGGAGCATGCGTACCGTTGCCTATTCAATTGGAAATGTTCCATATATGGATACCGTTTTCTTTAGTTCTGGACTTGTCTATAGCTCACAACATAAAAATTCCGCTAGTATTCAAACAGCAACAACCTTCAAAAATTTCTGTGGGGTTGTTGGCCCAATGACACCACTAGAATTCGACAAAATGCTTGGGGTACTAAAATAGTATGCACGACCACACACATGGCTATTTCAGAGGTTCCGCAACTAAGAAAGCGCAGACACGCCTATCTCCCCGCCAGCTCCGGTTTACCCAAGAGTACCCAGTGGACAACAATGCCACTCAGGCAGCCATACGGGCCGGCTACAGTCTCAAAGGCGCACGGGTCACTGGATATAGGCTGCTAACCAATAGAGCCATACGGAAGGCTATACAGGCCATTCAAGAGAAGTGTGCAGAAGATGCACGGCTTACACTGATCCAGCACCTTACTGACCTTGGGCAGCTACGCGATGAATCACTGGCTGCTGGGGAATACATGGCTGCGGTTCAGGCTGAAATCAGCCGGGGGGGCGCGGCAGGGTTTTATAGCGAACGCATGGAGCGCATATAACAGGTGTTTATAAAAAACTCCTAGCCATCTGACACACGAAAAGTGTCTTTACATACTTTTTCAAAAATAGGGAATTGCGCGTTCCATGCGTTCTTTGGCAAAAAAGACAATGAACAACAATAGGATATGCGGAGCGCGCAAAATATAAAAACCTACCCAGGAACGCACACTATGCGTTCCTGGGTAGGTGGAATACTATAGAATATCGTCGCAGCACCCATCATAATCTATCTTGGATGCAACACCGCCCTCATCCCATGCAACCGAGTGCCCAAACCACTTTTCAAACTCTGACCTAGCCACTTCAAGTTGGGGCATGTTGTAGTGCCTGAGTTTTTTTCCATATTCTCTGTTCTTTGCATGCTTTCCCCGTTCAATTGAGGGGCAGGGCTTCTTAATTCTTTTACCGAACTGTTGCTGATCATGTATATGGACATATGGAACACCCTTACAGTATTTCTTATAGTCATCATACAAGTGCGGGATAGGAATCTCTGTTTTCCATTCGTCAGATATACTTAGCTGCGCACCATCTTGCAGACGTTCGTACCACCACCTTTCAAGCCCATCCATGGTCAACAGTTTCTGATCTGCTAGTGCAGAGGTCTGTGGAACCTGGCGTAGATTAATCTTGCTGAGATCATAATTTTGCAAATGATACATAAGTGCCTCAAGCCCGCCATTTTTCATCTGCTGTTTAATGGAACCAAAATATTTATGGTCCTGTTTGTGCCTGTCAGATACATCAAGCACAAGAAAACGGCGCTCATCAAAGCCTGCAGGGATTACCCAGTCATCGTTGCTGGCCACGATCAGATGAACATGGTTTTTAGCCTTTATAACATCCTGATACTTCCGCTCTATAGGTAGGATGGGCTCAGTTATCAGCCCCTTCAGCACGCCTTCGCTCTTTTTGTTTCCAGCCCAGAATGCCTCATCAGCAAATACCAGAATTGACTCCCCAAGATGTCCGTTAAACTTTCCAGTCAGATGCTCTTGGTCACGAATATGTATATAGTGACGCCCAAACAACCTCCCAAACCAATTAACAAAGACCCCTTTTCCTGTACCCCTGTCCCCTCTCATAACAATGGATACACCAGGTGGATTTGATGGATTCTGTATAGCATCTGCCATTGATGCAATTACATAGTCATATAGCTCATCATTCTTATCACATATGTTGTTTCGAATATGCTCTAGATAAAGATCACAGTTACCCTTAACTGGATCTATGTGATAACCACTCCAGAGGTTAAAGACCTCATCGAAGACCTTGCCTGGGGCAAATTCCACACGATTATATTGGCGCCTACTGGGTGACTCTAACCAATGTGTTGCCAACAGCTTCCGTTTGCCGTTAACAGTCACCTTTCTGTTTTTATACAAAACACCAAAATCTGCGGCAGAGAGAAACTCTATATCTGGATACTCAAATGTATGGTCATAGGTTTCATGCACAATTGAGACCTTCCCGGCCATATTGATAACCGCATATTCCTTATTGAGCTCTTTAACAGCACTGTCTGCAGCTGATGACCACCCAGAATCCTTGGCATAATGAAAAATGGTTCCAACAGTGATTCCATCCCTACGGTCTTTGATGCTTCGCCATGTTAATAGTTGGTCCCTTGCATCATATTTATCAGACTCCTGGGACCACTGATCCCATAAATCAAACCCATCCTCATCCAGTTCACTTTTGATGGCCATCCCTACATCAAGCCAGACCTTGCGATCATCAGCTGGTATATATGTTAGGGCCTCCTCTATATCAGATAGATGCTGCTTGTCTGGTGAAGAGGGTTTCAGTATTGGTTGCATAGGTACCGATGGTCTAGAAAAGGTCAGGAACCCAAAACTATCCTCAAACTCCTGACGACTTAGTGCTGGCTTCCCGCTTACAGAATGAATCCTTGTAAGCCATGGATTGCTGGGGTCCTTCTGATGATAAAAACCCGGTACTCTCATGATGCGACACACTGTCTCAACACCATGGTCACCGTTGTACTGATTTGCAAGTGTACGCTGCAGTTGTAGGTAGTAATGATCATCCAGTCCGTTCTCTATTACCCAGTAGCTATGAAATTTTCCTGAGCTTGATTCCACAACCGCATGTGGTGTTATAGGAAAGTCTGGAGGCGATTCTGCTGGGCTATCAAGATCTAGAAATACTGCACGATAGCCGATAATGTTCTCGGCCTTGTGCCCCCTCCCATCACCTTGGTTAACCAGAATGTTAATTGCTGCGCCTTGCTCATTTAGTTCCTGCAGTTGCTGCTCATGCTGATCGAAGGTGCCATGCATATAACAATAAAGCGTTCCATGCTTCTTTGTGGTGTCATCATGGGTAATGAATGAGAACACGGTTTCACCTGGCGCAATTGCACTAAGAAATTTACGTGTATCGTCTGGGTTAAATTGTAGTTGCTGTTTCATGTCCG